GGTGGCCTGGGTTTCGGGGCCGGACGTGATCGTGTTCTCATCCACGGTGTCCTCCATCTTGACGAGGCCGATGATGGCCTCCGGGTTGGCGGGGCGGTCCACCAGGGAGATCTCCACCAGCTTTATGCCCTCAATGACCTTCTTGTTCTTGCCGTTCCGCTTCGTGACCTTCCCGCCGATGCTGAAGCCCTTGAGCACGCCAGCCTTCACCTTCCGGCAAGACTCGGCATCTACCACGATGGCTTCCAGATAGGTCCGGCCATCCTCACGGACCTCGCAGGACAGGGCTGTCCCAGCGGCGATGGGCTGGTGCATTTCCCGCAGGGCGCCGAACTTCATGTAGTCGGGGATCGCGTCCTTCATGGCGGCGGAGGTAACGACCTCACCGTCACTGTCCACTGCCTCACTGGAGGCGATGCCGGAAACGGTCAGGGTGCCGTCATCGTTCTCGACGACCTTGGTGATTTCGCCCCAAATCCGCATCGCCCCCTCCTTTTCGCCCCGGATTCTAGCACCAGAGGCGCTTTTTCAATAGTCCGATCAGGCCGCCCCGCGCTTGATGGGTAGGAGTCCACCCCCCACCAAGGTCCGCCCAACCGAGGTCGTGACCTTGGCCCGGATGAGATAGGTGGCGCCATTCGTGCCGCCCGCGATCAGTTGCAGAGCCGATCCGCCCTGAACGGTGGCGGTCCCGCTGATCATGGCGCTGGTGTCCTCCGTGGTCCCGTCCTGACGTTCGGCGGTGAACACCGGGGTGCCCGTGATGGTCTCCGCGCCCCCTAGCAGGTTGTCGAACTTGACCGTGAGGACAATGACCTCTTCAGGATCTTTGGGACTGAAGCTCTGAATGCTCATGCGTTCACCTCATAGGTTCTGGGGGGAAGGGTGATGGCCCAGGTGCGGGTGTCAGCGGTGATGGCGGAGACGCCCATCGGCGCTAGGATGTATGTCCGGGCCTCCAGCGTCACCGTCCAGGCCCTAACATGCGCCTCAACATAGAAACGCGGGTCCGTCTCCAGGAGCCCCGCCATGGACAAGGAAGGGCCAGGCGCAGCGAAGGCCAACGATGAGGTCGGAACGCTGAGGACGAATTGCGCGGAAGGTTGCGCGCCAGGCTCGGCGCTGGGCCAGACAGAGCCATAGCAGCCGGGGCCGGTATCTGGAGAACCTGGTCCACTTCCAGCGTTGGTGTCAGACCTGCAAGAGTGCTGGACGTGACGGGAGCGGCTAGTGCGAACCCCATCGAAGGGGCCGGCCTGCCCAGGGTGAGATTTCCCGGTCCTCCGACCTGTAAATCGGTGGTGCTGGAGGTGGACATCGCCGATGCAGACGCGGCGAATCCCATCGTCCCAGGTGCTGGGATGTTCAGGTCCGTTGCTAGTGCAGGCGCTGCGGGTGCAAGGGTCAGCGCGGCGGGCGAGGGTAAGGCCAGGCTCACCGCCAAAGAAGGCGCGGGTGCCCCGATGTTCACTGGCGCGGCTGCGGGTATTCCCAAAACCGAGACAAGAACGGCCGCAGCCGTGGCGAATGCTGCCGCAGAGACGGATGCGTGCAGACTCACGGAGAGAGAAGGCGCCGGTTCCGCCGTGTTCATAGCCGCAGCGGACGGCACCTGCAATACGGTGGCTTGCGACAAGGCAGGCGCGGGTTCCGCAAGGGTCACGGTGGCAGACGGAACGGCCAAGCTGATCGCCAGCGCCGGTGCTGCTGCTGCGGTGGCGATATTCGTCGGCGTAGGACAATCGAGAGCGGTGTTCTGCCCTAGTGTTGGTGAAGGACTTGATGTGACAACTGCACCTGGCGCAATGCAATCGAGAGATGTGCCTCTTGTCGGCTGTGGACTTGATGCGGTAATCGCAACTGGGTCGGGAGCCTGTAGCGTGAGTTGAGCCGTTGGCGCGGGCGCTGCCGTGGCAATAGCACCTGGCGTTGCAGCCTGTAGTGAGAGCTGAACAGTTGGTGCATCCGTAGCCGTGACAATCTCGCCTGGCGTTGGGGCCTGTAGCGAGAGTTGGACCGTAGGCGCACCGGTTGCCGTGGTAATTGCAACTGGCGTAGGACAATTGAGAGTGGTGCCCGTCGTCAGTGTTGGCGCCAAACTAGAGCTTGTGATGGCCACTGGCGCCGGGCAATTCAGGGCAATGTTCTGCGTCAGTGTGGCGGTCCAGATGTAACCACCGCCAGCAGCTAGTTTGGTTCCATCTAAAGATGAGGTGATGTAGCCCCAGTTCTGCGAACTCGCGCTCTGCGTCCAAGTAGCACCGGAATCTGCGGAGGTCCAAACATAGCCATCGCGCACACATGCAGCTAGTTTGGTCCCATCCGAAGATGAAGCGATACCACTCCAGTTCTGCGAACTTGCCCTCTGCGTCCAGGTAACACCGGAGTCCGTAGAGGTCCAGATGTAACCATTGGACACACATGCAGCTAGTTTGGTCCCATCCGAAGATGAAGCGATACCACTCCAGCCCTGCGAACTTGCTCTCTGCGTCCAGGTAACACCGGAGTCCACAGAGGTATAGATGTAACCACCATTCACTATTGCAGCTAGTTGGGCGCCGTCTGAAGATGAAGCGATAGCATACCAACCCTGTGAACTTGCTCTTTGTACCCAAGTTACACCTGAGTCGGCAGATGTGTAGATGTAATCAGAAGTCGCACATGCTACTAGCTTGGTGCCGTCTGAAGATGAAGCGACACCGCGCCAGTTCCGCGAATTTGCTCTTTGGGTCCAAGTAGCACCAGAGTCATTAGAGGTGTAGATGTAATCGCCATATGCACACGCAGCTAGGTCAGTGCAATCGGCAGAGAGGGCGATACCACTCCAGCCCTGCGAACTTGCCCTTTGGGTCCAAGTGATCGTCGTAGTTATTACGACGCTTCCAGTGTCATGCTCCCAGAACTCCGACCCGGTCACGGCTCCCAGAACCCCTGTATCCCGGAGGTTCTGAGCCGTGGCACGAGTGGTCCAGAGCATGGCTACTTAGCTCCAATGGCAAAGGAGCCGAGGGTGATGCCGGTGCTGGTCGTGGTCGTCCAGTACATCGCATTTATGCAGGCATTGGCTCCGACCTTGGGCATCGAGAGCGCCGCGAAGTCCCTGGTGTCCGCGTAGTTCGCTGCGAGGCTCATGAACGATGCCAGCCGCTTGACCGCCGTGACGCCGAAACTGCCAGCGGTGCCCGTGCTGGCGCTGAGGGTCACGCTGTCCACTGTCTTGATGTACTTGCCCACGACGCCAGAGGGAGGCTGGATCGGGAGCATGCGGTAGGCAGGCAGGGAGGCCGCAATGGTGACGGTCGTGGAGCCGGTGGACGCATCATTGTAAGTCAAGGCGCAAGTTGCGGTGACGCCAGTGGAACCCGTGGCGGAATACCATTCCAGGTACCACTCCACGTCTGAATAGTCCGATGAGCACCGCCCATCACTGACGGGCGAACTCATCACTGCGCCGGTGGACTGGGCTGTGGTCACGGTCCCGCTGAGGCCGCCCATGTGTCCCAGCCGGTCAATCAGCCACTTGCCCTGCCCCGCGTTGGCCTGAGCGATGGAGCCCCACAGCAGGCGACAGGTTGCGCTTCCGGGGTTGACATAGTTCGGATTGTAGGCCCCGAGCGTGGAATAGGTCGGATTCGCCCATGCCCCCGGAGTCGCGCCCGCCGCTGGCGCTCCGCCCTCCTGCCACCCGGAATACCAGTTGGAGGCCACGGCGGTCAGACTTGTCTTGTAAATGTTGAATCGCCCGCCCGCGCCGGAGTTGCCAGCGGCGGCAAGGGCGGAGACGACATCTGAGGTCGTCGCAAAATCGGTCATGGCGCGGCCTCCAAGTACATCGGTGAGAAGGCCGAACCCATGCCCTCCAGATAGATAACCGTCTGCCCATCATCGGCGGTGCCCACGGAGGACACGATGTGAACGCCGGGGAAGGCATCCGCAAAGGGTGGGAGAATGATGACGCGATCACCAGGATTCATTCGAGCCTCCTACTAGGTGAGGGTGAACCAGCCAGCGGAGTTCTGCGTGACAGTCACCGTGTTGCCCGCAGCGAAGGACACATCAGCGGGAGTAGAGTCCAGCAGCAGGAAGCCGACAAGCGGGCTCGCTTTGCCATTGAGCGTGCCAGAGGCATAGATAACCATGTAGCGGGCTGAGAACCCAGAACCGCTACCAGTCCATGAAGGATTGTTGCCCGTCTTGAATGCCGCCGTGCCGGAAGTCTGCGTGAACGTGGGAGAGGTTAGCGAGACACCCCCGGAAGTGTAGCCGTTCCCATTGGCGACTTCGTTGGTGAGGTCGCCAAACACCTCGCCAGTTCCGGCGGAAAGCGAGGCGGAGCTTGTGAACAGCGCGGCCTTGAACGAGTTGCCGTCCATGTCGAACGTCCCATTTCCGAGGTTCGCCTTGAACGTGTTGAAGAGGGTCAGAGCAGATGGCGCAGCCATGGGTTATTCCTCCTGATTAGGTTGTGAGAGGACCGGAAGCAGATCGCACCGGCAGTTAGGGTGAAGAGGCGGATCGCCTCCAGGGAACTCGGAATCCAGGGCCACGACCATGCCGTCCATGGCCTGACAGTCCTCGCATACCTCATCCTGGGCCACCAGCCATTGCTTGGCATCCACGACCCCGGACTCACGATAGCCCATGAGGTTGCCCTGGATGTCTGCGGCGGCGGTTTCCGTGCGGGCGATCATCTCACTTCGGGCGTCCCCAAAGCTGGTCGCATCCTGGATGGCACCCGCCAGTTCATCGTTGCTCCAGCCGCCCGTGAGGGCCTGGCTGACTAGATCCCGTAGTCCTTCGCGGGTGGTTTCGTCAATGCCCATGACCAGGCGGGCCGCGTGTTCCTCCGCCCAGGCGATGGCCTTCGTGTTCGCCTG